CTACTCGATCAAGTGGGCGTACTTGCCTTTTAGTGCGTTGGCCGTGACTGACGTCTGGCCTATCTCGCCGCTGTTGGTGGGGGTGCCGGTGTTGCTGTGGGTGTGGTTTGCCGTACGCTGCGCCAACTCGTCGATCAGGTCAAGCGTTTCAGTCAGCAGGGTGAGGAGGTTGGTCACGCCATCGCCTATCGATGTCTTGCCCGCCTGCAACTGCAAAACAGCGGAAACACTCTGGCGCACGCCGGCAATGCGTTCGGTCAGTGCGCCGCCAATATCAACCGTTTTACCCTGGGCGATTTTTTCGTCTGCCGCCCTGGCGGCCGTTTTCATGCTGCCGCCTGTGCCGACGGTGTAGTCTCCGCGTGCGATGTGTGTCACTGCGCCGGCGGTGGTTCTCGCTGTACCCAGCACGGTCTTGCTGTCATCTGCCTGGACGGTGATCTCACGATCGATAACCTTTTGCGTTACCTTGTCGGCTTCAACCATTCGCGTTGATGACACTTCTTTGATTGCCTGGTCAGTTTCGCGATGCCAATCGCCGGGGGCGGTGACGCGTTGGAACACGCCAGCACGTTGCTGCTGAAGCTGCTCGCCCGGTTTAATGCCGGGTAGACTTGCGTTGTTTGGCAGTACCTGGCGAATAAATGGTTTGTCCTGTCGCCCGTCTTGGAATGCCAGCTCTACCAGCGTTCCTGGCGGTGGGTACTGCATGAATCCACATTCATCGCCGCCCATTGTTACGGGTAGCGGTACGGCGGGATAGGCTGGTGTGCCCTTGCTGTCCTGGCCGTTCTCGTCAAGCAGCTGCACGCCAACGGCATATTTCGGCCGGAATGGATCGGCAATATCGCCGAGGTTGGCGGGTTCAGCGTAATTCTCAACGCGGGCAAATTTTGGCAGATGCAGGCCAGAAGCGATCTCCGGGTTCAACTGCTCAAGTTGGCGCTGAAACGGCGCCTTGATTTTAGGTGCTCCGCCGGCAGTGAGAGGCGTCCAGGTTAACGTCATGTCGCCATCTTTGATTGCTACGCGGGTAATGCGCTGGCCGTTCACCATAGCACCAGGGCGCACCGATGCGATTAGCGGCAATGTAATAGAATTGCCCCCGCCAGCGGCAGCGGCGTATTCATTCGGGATCTCAACCGGCAGGCCAGCAAAACGGGAGTGCGGCCAACTGCCCAGCCAGACACTGCCGTCAGGCAACTGCTGCCAAATATAGTCCGGCACGGCAAAGGCTTTCCCCAGGCTGTTTAGCAACTGCCAGCCGGTGCCGCTGTGCACAAAATGGGGGATGGGGCGTTCGGCATAGTCGGCGGTCGGCAAGATGAATTGCACGCCGCTGGATTCGGTCAGCTCTTGCGCCACCTGCCGCAACGTTGGGTGTTGCAGGGACAGCGGCCAGCGCTTTTCGAACACCCCGGACATTTCCCGCACCAACAAACGCCGGAAACCATTATCTGCCGGCTGATCCCGTTCAACGTAACCAGTAAACCAACGAAAGGCCGTGGTGTTATAACCAACGTCGAAGCGAACGATCGCGCCGGTAGTGTCTGTGTCCGTTTTGGCGGTGATAAACCCGCGCCCGGTATCGGACAGGTCAATTACGATTTCATAGTCCGAAACTTCGGCATCATTGGGGCCGATTTTCATCGTAACGATGGGTTTCATAGCGCCCCCAACTTATCGTCGACTTTCTTCAGGATTTTCTCGAAGCCAGTCAGTTCCTCGCTCTGTTCGGCCGGTTCGTCACTGGGGACGGCCGTTGTGCCCGCCGCGCCCTGCGTTTTAGTCGTGCCGCCTGGCGCGCTTGCTGCCTTGCGGCCCTTCGATTTTTCGGCAGTGCTGATCTGCTCGGTCAGAGTAAAGCTGATTTTCCAGGCCAATTTGTTGTCTTGCTCAGTGGCTTCGATGGTGCCGGAAAACATGCCCATACGCATGTTGATAGCCTGGGCAACCGGGCAGGCGATACGGTAACGCTTGCCCCCACCGCCGGGGCCTTTGGCTTCTGCCAGGGTGTAAATGCGTGACAGCAGTTTGGCATCCTTGAAATCGACCAGGCCGGACACGTTTAATTCCTTGGCCTTGATACCGTTCTCTGATTGCGTTGTGCTGGATGATTGCCCTGATTTGTCTTTGGTTTCGATGGTCATTTTGGGCGATATGCGAATATCTTTTAGTGGTATAGCCTCGCCATCCAAGGCCAACATAATGATCGTCATGGTTGCACCATCCTCAGCAGTTCACCGACTTCACCCACAAACAGCGCGCCCAGGGTAAAAATAGCGTCAGGCTCCGGCACTGCATTTAACATGTTGTTGGCTATGCTGGCCGGGTGTCCTGCATCCGAAAACATCCAGGCATCAACGCGAACCGCCTTCAGTTCGTCAAGCGCCTGCGCTGCCTGTTGCTGCGCTTCACTGGCGGCGGCTTCCAGCGCCTGCAAGGCGTTGGTAATGTCATCGAATGACATACCGCCAGCGGCAGACTGGGCCGCCTCCGCGATACGTTGTGCATTAACAGCGGCGCGCGTGGTGCTCAATGAGAGCGGCGCGACATCCGGCAAGCCGAGACTTTGCGGACCAGGCAGCTGCATTTTTGTTACAGCCAACTCGGCCTGTGCAATCGCTTTGCGTACCGTTTTTTGCAGATCAGGCAGCGGCAGCAAGGTCGCAAATTGGGTGAGTTGCGTTAAGAACGTTTCGCTTTGTGTGCCAGTGATCAAGAACGCCACGGATCCAGGCGTGCCGCCGGCATTGCGTAGCCTGCCAGCTAGGTATTTGACGGCGTTCTCTGGGCTTAGGTAGTTGCCCGACGGTGTCACCTGGCCGGCCCCGTATGTCCAGGGGTTAACGGTGAGCAACGAACAGGCAATCGAGGCCATATTGTCGGGAAACCCCAGTGTGACGCGCTGCCACATTATGGCCGCTCCGGCCAGACAACGTTCGGCGCAGTGTTAATATCGACGCGGCTTAATTCCAAACGGTATTTTTTCCATGCAATAAGCGCGGCTGCTTCCGCCTCGCTTGCGCTTTGCAATTCGTCAGCATCTTGAAGCGGGGCGATCGCGGCGGTGGCATCGCTCATGCGCTGCGCTAATTCATCCTTTGCCGTCGCCACCTGCGCCGTATGTAATTGGTCTTCATCCGTTACCCATTGCTTGCCATCCCAATGATCAAAGGCGGTATTGGGTGGGGTGACCGTGCATCCTTCAGGCAAGACAAAATATGCATCAGGTACGGTCTGTGCATGGCCATCCGCCGTGTAATAGGTTTGGCCTGTGCGGTCTTCGATTTGTTGCCATGCGCCATTACTAAATAGCAGCACGTTCCCCGGGGTGGCATCTGGCGGCGCTACCGTTACCGCGTCAGCGGGCAGGGGGGCTAATTCCATCATGACGTATTCGCGGCCGTGCGTATCCCAGTAGACCGAACCGCGAAAATCATCAACGTATTGCCAGCGTGTGCCATCCCATACGCCGACCTGGCCGGACTTAGGGCTGCATTTCACCGTAGTGCATTGGGCGGGCAGGCCAGTATGCGGGGCGACATAAAAATTTAGCGTACCGGTAAAGACGTTGTTTTCATCAAAATTGTAAACCCACACCCAGCGTGGCACGGGGGAAAACTCGAAATTAGTGCTCATTATGCAAGCCTCACTATGTAGTTAAATGCGATGTTTTTGACCGTTGTTTCCGGGTTTCCATCGGCCAAAGCACGGCCAGTATGGCCGTGTTGCCCGATCGCCACATCGTGCGTGTGATCGGGTATCGGCTCAACCAGGCCCGCATTAGTGAACCCAAAACCCTCTTCAAGCGTGTGCCGGTTACTGTCACCGCCATCAAGGGACGTATTCGAGCGGTACGATCGTAATTTCAACTGGTAGGCACCGCCTGGCGTGGTCTGGCGCGTGCCTAAGTCTGCGCTATCGATTGCCAAGTTGTGACCATGGCTTTTGTTGCCATCGGCTTCGAAACTGAGCGGCGCACGCCCTGCCGGCATGCCCTTAATCGTCTGGCCGCGCATGTCGGGGAGCACGCCATTTGGGAATGCCTGCGCGGTGCGAGGGTATGCGGTGGTATCAAAACTTTGTCCGACCATGGCCGCGTATCCTGCCAGCGGGGTGCTTCCTGCCCAGGGCACTGGCGCGATCAAGGTGTCAGTAAGGACAGCGAATTGCCCGGCTTTACTTTGGATCCCGCCGGTCTGGGTGTTGAATTCCCAGATACATTCGACACCGCCATCACCGATAGCATGGATCACGGGGTGCGCATGCTCATCAACGCCAGGCAACAAATAGCCATAACTGATCGTTGTTGGCCAGCCTTTCCCTTTACGGTTCCCTTTCCCTTTAACTAACGGCACGTAATGCCCGCCGGGGCCAGATTCCCAGTTGAATACTGGTTGGTAAAAGGGGGCTACGGCATCAAATTGGTGGGCGAATCCACCACTGCCAACGGGATAAACATCTTGTGTTGTTCCGTAATAATCAGCCGTGATAGTGCTTTTAAGCATTAGCGGGCCGGTCATCGTGTCGCCGGATTTCTTCACGTACCGATCATCAACTGCGCCGACTCGACGCAAGTCCGTGACGCTGCCGTCGGCATTAATACGGGCCAACTGGGTAACGTAATGCGCAAACCCCTGCTCGTCGGTGTAATCGACAAGGACATCAGCGGCGGTTAGCTTTACGACAGGTTCCCAACGGCTGGTCACCTGGCCTTGCAGGCTTACATCCGCCCAGACCAGCGTCGGCGTGTCGCTGACAGCCACCGGCGTGCTAACCGGCAGAATGCCACGCAACCCACCGATGTAACCAATGCCAGGCGCTGCCTGGTAGGTGTCCGCGCTGCGGCTGACCAGAAATCCGTCGTCAAAGAATGCACCGGAGCCGTAAATATCGAAATTGGTCAGGCGTTGGCGTTCGTCAAGGCCAGCCAGGCGCGCGGAGAAATCAATTTGCCAGGTCTGCGGCGTGACGTTGATTTGGGTTGTACCGGCCGCGCCGTTGAATTCCATCGCCAGTGTGCGCGTTAGGGTGTTGCCCTGGTCTTGCCCGCTGGTTGCGATTTTGCGTTGGGTGCGGGTATGCACAATCATGCACAGCGTGTCGCTGGCCTGGTCAAGTAGTCCGATCCAGTTGTAATCGAAGTTGCCGACGGTGGTATCGAGCACAACGGAAAAGACCACGGCGTTATTATTCAGCGTACCGTATTGCAGGACTGGCGCGGTATGCACGATGTTCGCTGCCTGTGGCATCGCCTCGTCTCGGCTGACTTCGACGTCAGGATCCTGCTCGGGGATGTAGGCAAAAACGAAAGTATCAGGCCGTGCCGGTAGCTGCTGTGCCGTTTGGCTAGCCGCCCATTGTTCGTATTTTCGTGTGATGATGGCTGACATAGCGGCCCCTTTTTGTTTCTGCAGCATGGTTGTTAGCGTCTATGGCCAACACAGACAAATCCAACTTTGCTGCCTGGTTAAACTGTCAAGATTTCGCCGGCTTCGGTCATGATGTATTGCCGGCGTTCGGTAATGATTGCGGCATCAACACCGGGGCGACCGACAAACAGCTGATGATCGTTATCGAAGTGCCCCGCACGGGTGCCGATTTTCGCCACGTTCAATACTTCGAAGCGATAGCGCCGGCAGGTGCGGCCGTACTTGCGGATAATTTCATTCATCAAGGTGGCGTTTGCCGCCAGCTGGTTATCGTTCACGCGGATAATGATCACATCCCAATCGATGCCCGGTTGGCGCTCCAACTGCTGAACATCGCCGATTTGCAGCCGCTCAAAAATGTTCGCGAACCCGATCAGGCCGCCGCTGTCCTGTGCGTTAAGAAACGCATATTTCACGCGTAGCCGGTATAACCAAAGCGGCTCCCCCTCAAAGCGTTCAATGTCGCGTTGATAGGCCAACAGATTCAGGATCTGGACTGTGCAGGTTTCCGGATCGGTCTGCTGCAAAGGAAACGAAATCCAGCCCTTGACCTTTACCCAGAACGTGGCGCAGGCGGCGGCCAATTTTTTCGGCTCGCCTTTATTCATCCAACTGGGCAGGGTGATCACGGGTTTATCCATTGGTCAGCACCACGTTTAACGACGACAGGCGAGGCACTGACAGACCGCTGATAATGTCATCCAGCGAAAATTTAATAGATTCCAGCGCGGAAAAGGTTTCGTGTAATTCCTCGCCCAGGCGCGAAAAACTAAACCGGCTATGCGGCCAGGTCTTTGTCACATCAAAAGTGGCATTTTCCCGGAATGCGCAGCGGATAAAGTCGGCAATGTCTTTTTTTAGCTTGGCTTGCTCGTCGTCGCTGAGATTCAGCGTTGCGAACATATACGCGGTCACATTCAAATCGTGGTGGGTTTCCGGCATCGCAAAGCAGCGCATATCGTCGCCGTGTCCGTGATAGCCCTGAATCATGATGTGATCGTTAACCGCGGCGATAAAGGAGTCTGCCGGCACGCCGGTATCAAGCAACAAATAGGCGTTAGCCGTGCCAGGGCCGCGCGGGGCGTCATGTTCAAAGTAAACGCGATCGGTACTCAGTCCGGCCACGCTGGCGATCATGCTGCGGTAAACGGCGTCAATGTGATAAGAACCGACAAGGTTATATTGATTGCGGCACCGGTCACGCAGTTCGTCGTCAGATTCTTTATCTGCACCCGGCACCGATAACCAGTTTTCCAGGTTTTCAACGCGCGTAATGCCGGGGATCTCGGTTGGCAATATCCGAAAATAGCCCGGTGCTAAGTTATAGGCGGTGCCAGCATCTTCAGCCTTAACGGCGATTGCCTGGCTGGCCGTTCCGGGGGTGATGACGACTTCGGCGACGGTGACAACCCGGTAAATTTTGTCGTCAATGCGTTCGGTCTGGATCACCGTGCCGGCCGGGATAGTGAGCAGTAATGTCGGGTCTGCTTTAAAAAATGTGATGACGCCCTGGGTAAAGGTGGCATCTTTGCGCGATAGATTGACCGCCCAGGCGAATAAATCCAGGTAAGCACCTGTCGCGGTGGCGAGGTACATATTCGCCATCACCACGTTAACCAGGATGTCTTTTAACCACATTACCGGCAGCGTGACGATAGCGGTGATCAGACGCCAAAACGGCGACATTGGCGACGTATTGGTGATTAAATTTTCATCGTCCACTACGGCCTGAAACTGGGCTTTGACCTCGGCTTCAGTGGTTGGCATACCGCCGGCACGTAATGCCGCTTCGAAATCAACGTCAGGTTTAGTCGTCATAAGTGATCCCTGTGGCTATTGGGCCAAAGTCGTATGTATCGGCAGTGACCAACAGATGCCCGCTGGATTGTTCCGTAACCTGCACCGTGGCAGGAATAATGCGGACATCGTCCTCCGCCAGCATGCCGATCTGCATAAAAATATCCGCGCGCAACGTCGGGCTGCGCTCGGCAACCAGCTGCGTGGCGAGGCCGCTTTCCATGATCGCGTGTTTAATGTCCTGGGCTACGCTCATGCGGTTATTGCACAGCTCTGGCTCATTGCCGGCGTTCAATGTGAAGTCGCGGCCTGTGATCAGCAGGTCGATATAAAGGGGTTGATCAGCCATAGCCGTATAACTCCATATTTTCCTGTAGCGCCTGCGGGGTTAGCGGTTGCGTCACGTTGTAATTGATTTGGCCGATTGTCTGGCTCTTGGCATTGTTGTTACTCGTTGCCTGCGATACCTGGCCCATGATCCCGCCTCTGCCGGTCGACTGCACATTGCCGCCCGTTAATATCGGTTGCCCGCCGGTGAGGGCGCTCGACGCCGGAACGTCAGGAACAACGCTTTTCATCTCGATGTCGATGCCGGGGATCATGTTGAGTTTTTCAACTATCCAGTTGTAGGTTTGGGCAAAGTTGTTTTTCAGGTAAGCCCAAAGACTGCCGAACGCATCACCGATGGTGCTGGCAAAGTCCTTGAATGCCTGCACCGGTGACAGCCCCGCAAAGAAGGCAACCACGCTCTGCCAGCCAAGCGAAATAGATGCCCAGACGTCAGCGAAGAAACCGCCGACTTGGCCGGCCGTATTCATCAGCCACTGAAACGCAGCCGTATTCATGATTGCGGTCTTGAGGTCGTCCCAATATTCAATTAATGCCCATACGCCGAGGGCGAGCAGGGCGATCAGACCGATAATCAAAAGTACCGGCCAGGACATGAAATTGACGGCCAGCCCGGTAAGGAAAAAGGCCAGGCGTAGCGCCAGCAGAACAGGACGGAAAAGCTTCAGCACAATAAGAAAGCCCATCCACAGGAATTTACCGACGGCGAGCGCAATATTTGCCACAGCGAAGACGGCAACCAATGAGGTAATGCCAATGGCCAAGTAACCAATCCACCGAGCAATGTTCTTAAATTTTAAAAGCCAAGCGGTCGCTTGTGTGCCCATGTCGGACATGCGTTGGATCAGCGGATTAATCACGGGTAATAACGCGCCGCCTACGGCGATACGCATGCCTTTCCACACCTGAAGCACCCGATCGAATTGGTTGGTCATGTCGGCGGCCATCTTTTCGGCATTCTTCATGCCGTTGATTTTGCCTATTTGCTCGATGTTTCTTTTTAAACCGTCGGTGTTCTGCGCAAGTAACTTAATGAGTGAAACCGCCTCATCGGATCCGAATGCTTTTTTAAGCATGTCGGAGTCGGCGACTTTTCTAATGTCGCCGTACTTTTTCTGGATCAGCGTCATGATGTCAACGATGCCTTTCATCGAACCGTCCTGGTTGACGAACGACAAGCCGAGCGTTTTCTGGGCGTTCCCCACACCTTGCAGAAATGCTTTGTATTTTGTACCGGCTTCGCTGCCTTTCATCGTGGCTTGTAACTCGCCCAGGATGGAAAACTGCTCGGACATACTGATCCCGGCAGCAGTGGCGTTGGCACCGAGCGAAGTAAAAGCGTCGGACATCTGCTTACCGTCAGATTTGAAGACGCGGACAGCCTCGGCCGTTTGGCCGGTCATCATCTTCACCCACTCAGAACGGCCCATTTTATCGGCGGTATTTCGAAAGATGCCGTACATCGTACCGATGTAATCGGTAATGGTATTGGCATCGGCGCGGGTGCCTTTTGCCAAGACGGAGCCGGCCGTGGTGAAGGTGCGCAGCTCTTTATCTGATAGCCCGTCAATAGCGCCGGCAATTGAAGCGGCTGAGGCAACGAACCCGGCGGCGGATTCGCCGTATTTCATGCCAAATAAAATAGCGGTATTGCCGAGGTTTTTCAGGGCGGTGTCAGCAACGCCGATCGATTTCACTTCAGCAAGGGCGCGTTGCATTTCGTCAGCGGGGCCAAGGATGCCCATAATCGACTGTGCGACGCCCCACAAGGTGGCACCGCCAGCAACCATTTGCCCGAATGCAGCGCGGGATTTGCCGGCGAAGTTGTTCAGCTCACCGCCGGCCAGTTTCAGAGGGCGCGAAAATTTGTCGACCAGCGATAACATGACTTCTAGCTGTTTCATTACGCACCCTTGAACGCCTTGGCTATCCCGTTATTTACTGCGACCGCCATGTTTTGCCAGTAGCGATTATCAATCCACATTGCCCTGGCGAGTGATTCCTCGTCGTCAGGCTCGCCAGGCAGGTATCGCCGGCGCAGGATCAGCAGCTGTTCCAGTTGGTTGCCGTCGATAGCCTGCGCGCGGCGGGTTAGTTTTTTACTTCAAATTCCAGCTCAGGCGAGTAAATCTCGTTGACCTTACCGACCAGTTTCACCGCGCCACCTGGCAGAGCGAGGATCTGTTCCAGCGCTTCTTTGCTACCCGGCTGCACAATGCGACGTAAAAAGTTGGTTGCCGGGGCGACTTTGTTGTCTGGTGCCATTTCGTTGATGAACTTGTTGTATGCGGTGACGTTCGGCTCGAAGACCAGCTCCAGACCGTTGACTTTGATCTCAATTTTTACTTTGTCGCTCATGGGGTTATTCCTTTTTGTCTCTGCTCTATTTCAGCAGCCAGTTGGTTATGCCTGGCTGCGCACGGGGGGTAAATCTTTCGGTATTCTTCCAGCGCTGCGGCGAACGCTTCGCCGGTGTCACTGCCCAGGCGCGGCAGTGTTTCCGGGCATCGGGCCAGTAAATTGGCCTGATAGGGTACGTTCGGCGCGGTCGGTGGCGGCGTTGAACAGCCGGACATAATCAGCAGTAGCACACACGTTGCTGAATACCGGCTTAACCACTTCAGTGCGAATAACCCGCTCGGTGTGCGTTTCATTGGCGCTCAGCTCCGCTAATTTGCTTTCCAGCAAGCGGGCCGACTCGCCCGCCATGTGTTCGGTATACCGGCGGGATTGCTCCGCGCCGGCGTGGGCCGCGCGTTCGATCACAAGCTGCTGGCTGTCGCTATACAGTCCAGCGGCGAACCAACCGGCACAGAACATAGCGGCCAGCAGGGCCAGCAAGGCGAACGGTTTGGCCTGGCCCATCAGCGAACTCCGTTATGCTCAAGGCTGAAATGGTTGCCATCCGGGCGTGATTTGAAGCGGCCACCCCAGCTACCGCCGAGGCTTTCCCAATACTCACCCAGCGGTAAATACGCCTCGGTTTGGGTCTGGTACACGCCGTTAATAAACAGGTTGAAGTCAACGGCGAGGCGTTGCGTATGCAAGCTGTTTGCGATGCCTGCCCCTGTTTTGGCATTGCGCGCGGCCTGTTCAGGCGTTCGATAGGCTTCGCCGAACGTCAGCCGGTAACCATGGTCGCCAGCCCAGGTGATCAGCTGTGCAACCAGCGCGGTAAACAGCTGCTGTTTTTCACTTAACGTCATGATTGCCACCCCCTTGCACAAACTTATTTCCGCGTTGGCGTAGCCAGCGCTCAACCACCTGGTAGCCGGCAATGCCCAGGGCAGCGCCGATACCGTTGATCGCTACCGGCGACAGGTCAGGGAATTGCACCAAGGCCACCCCGGCAATCATGGACACGCCAGCCCCCAGGATGATGCGACCGAAAAACAGTCGCGGGGTCAGCGGTTCGTCGCTGCTTAATACCTTGCCGACCGCTATTGCCGCGCCAATGAGGGCCAACGTTACAATTTTCTTCTCATGGTCTTGCATCGTGTTACCCCAGCAGATCCCGCGTATCGTCTGCTGACAGATACGGAATACCGTTAAGATGCACAAAGTTCGGCGATGTCACGATGTACTTGATTTTGTGCTTCGTTTTGTCCGCGCTGGTCGGGTCGATGTTCAGCAGATCGGAGATCATGATCTTGCAGCCGAACGCCTCGACCTTCATTTCCTCGTCGCCGGCCTTGGCATAGAACAGGAAATCTTTCGGCGGAATACCGCGCCAACTGCCGGCACTGCGTGCTGACGCCTGGGCGGCGATCAGGTTTTTGCTGTCCAGCTCGATCTCGCCGTCGGCCTCGACGTCGCCGTCGGTGTAGCCATCCGGCACACCACGGGTTTTCGTCACGGCGGTGTTATCGGTAATGTTCAGCGAGATGCTTTCGGCATGGATGGCGACGCCTTCCATATCGAAATCAAAGCTCATGCCTGAAATGCGTTTACTCATGGGTCGTTACTCCGTCAGGCTGGTGTCGAGCAGGATGCCGATCGAAATCGATTTCGGGCTGGCATACGGCCGCGCAGTCATGAAAATTTGCACCTTGGTATTGTTCAACCAGGTGATCACTACATCGCCATCTTTTGGCGGTTTCACTTCGCCCGGGAAGGTCACCCCATTGATCTGGGATGAAATCGCCATCTCTCGCAGCGGTTTGCTGAAATAGGTCTGGTGCGCTGCGATACTGCTGTCCGATGAATTCAGCGACCGATCCGCAATTTTCGGGATGGACAGCAGACGAACCCGGCGCGCGGCTTTATCGACGGTGCGCAGGTACTCAATCACTGAGTAATCGCCGCCTTCAACTTCCAGCGTTAGGCCGTCTGACCAATACAGGCCATCGTAATCGGCGTACCACATAGGCACGCTGTAGCGATTGGCGTTCAGCGCCTGCAACACCGCCAGATCTAGTGGTGCCCCGGTGCCATCAGTTGGCAGTTCATCGCTGCCCATGTCGACCAGCGCGCCGGTTCGAACACGGGCGGGGCTGTCAGCAATAGTTACCGAACGGTTGCACAGACGGCCCGCCAGGACACCCGGTTCATTGCCCCATAAACGCGGCACCAACTGGACGCTTGGCCCCGCGATGCCGTCTTGCAGCGTGGCTAACCGCGTGTTGTATTGCGCCCAGGTTTCATCTTCGGCAGGCCCACCGACGGACAAAATCGACCACAGCCAGCGGCTGTCTTTGCTGATAAGGTCAGCGCGCAGCGTCACGGCGGCGTTAATGTCGGCCTTGTCGGCGGTATCCATGCACAACACGAACCCCTCAACGGACGCGGTTTTCTGGGCACTTTTGACGGCGTCTACCCAGTCGGCGGTAACAGCATCGGCGGCCAGGATCGCTACATAGCCAAACCAGTTGCTACCGGCGTTCCTGCGGGCTGCGGCAATGTTGCTTTTCAGCACGCTGTCAGCGGCACCCAGTACGGTGTCCAGATTGGTATTGCTGTTCAGCGGTTGCAGCGTGCCGGCATTGGTGGTGCCGACACCGACGAACAGGAGAACCCGCTCAATTTCGGTCGGCGTGCCCTGGTACTGATTCAGCTGGTTAATTTCTACACTCGGCCAGGTCATAGTTTCCCCTTGATATCCTGTGCTTTGACTTCCCAGCCGAACCCGATGCCTTGCAGCTGGCGGGCCAGGATCTTGTTAAATTCATCATCACTCACGCCGAGAAACACGCGGCTGGGAATGTCGATTGTCCATGCGGTTTTACGGGCTGTTCGGCTCAGCTTCTTAATCAGAAAACCGGCCTTTTTCATGGACATTTCCGCAGTGATGTAACTGACTGCCGGCTTAACCCACTTCCCGTTCCACCACACCTTGTAACCCAAATCGCGCAGGCGCCTGGCTTGTCGGCGCGTGGCGTTCTTTCCTTCCTGGCTGGGCTGGCCGTTATAACTCGATGCCCTAACGGTGATCTGCGCCCCTTCCTGGTGTACCGCGCCAATTACCCCGGCCGGCATGCGGCGCGAACCGCTACGATAATTGCCGCCATGAAGGTAAATCCGCACCGCCTCAAGCTCTGGCATTTCCCGAACCTTGAGCAATTTCGGCAACTGGCGAAGCATCTTGCGTCGCCCGCGTTTACGTGCCGGCCAGGCGCTGCCGTCCGGGGCCATCTGGTTGCGGGCGTTTCGCTTTGACGCCGGAATAATTCCGCGCTTGGCTATGCGCCATAACAACCGCTGGCGTTTTGCCTTGGGTACTTCGTTATCTTTCAGCGCCTGCTTGAGCGCGCGCAGCTGGTTTTTATTCAGCTCGCCGTTAACGATCGTCGCCATCACTTACCGGCGCGCCCGTGGCGTCCGCTCCAAAAATGACGGCCTCATCGGCCATATCGTAAATCGGATCAACCACGCCCCAGACCTGCCCATCCAACGGGATGTCGCCGTTGTCATCTGGCCGAATGACAATCTCATCGACCAGGGGAATGGTGATGGTCAGCAAAGCTGATTCCTCGTCATACAGTTCGATCTCAATGTCGGGGTCAGCCAGGTTCAAATCACTGCGCGCCTCGTTGGCACCATTCATTAACCAGGCCAAGACCAGGGCAAACAGCACCGCCGGATCCAATTCGCGATAGGGGTATTTCTCCCACTCCAGCACGCCGTCATACGTGGTCACACCGATACGCCGCTGGCCCTTGCCGATGTTTTTTAGTGCCGGCGTTAGCTTCTGATTGTCCATCCAACTATCGAACGCTTGCACCCGCGTCGGAAGTTGCTCAACCATGAAGGCAGTTAACTCGCTTAATTGGCTCATGAGAGCGACACCGTGGCGCGGCCAAGACCTAGGATCGCGCGCACTGCCTGGCTTGACTCGGTCAGTAGGGCCGAACGGGCGAAGGATTCAGCCACATCAGCGCTCACGCCTTCCGGTGCATTCCCTTTCCCCAGCCGGCTCAGGCTCGTTACTTCGCCGATCAGGTCAGCTTTAGCCAGGGCGTAGACCGCTTTTTTATATTGCGCGGTCGTCTGGTTCTCGGCGCTCACCCGTGCGCCTGGCAGGTCGGCTGCCTTTGCGAATCCCACAGCGCGCTTCGATTCCTCAAAGCTGGTTAGCCGGCGGTTGATGTCACCAATGGCGGCTAATACTGCCTGGATCGCCGTGTCGCCTTGCAGCTGCGGCGGCACCTTACGTTGCAACTGGAATTCGCCCAGGTTCAGATCGGGCCAGAAGCTGTCCGGCCCTTGTTCGATATTGACGTCCTGATAATCCAGGCTCTTACCGCTGAAGCCGAGAGAACTCACAGCACACCCCCATTTAAAGAAGCGGGCTGACCAGCATCCACGGCGTGATTAGCCAAATCGGCGTCACCCTCCGCTGCGCCCGCTCCGCCGTGCGGCAGTCGTTTGTTCAGCGCACGCATGCGCATCTCAATTTTTTCGCGCAACGTCTTCACCCCAACCGGCGGGTGATAGGCGTAGGCTTGCGCCAGCAGTTCGTCTGCGGCTTGCAGGACGCCGGTATCCTCGATAGCCGAGGGCAGCGGCCGGCCGTTGTTATCACGTAACAACAGCAGGGCGGCAAACTTGAACCACTTCGCGTTTATTTCTTCGTGAAGCCGCCATTTCTCGCGAATGTTGGTAAAGACGCGGGAAAAATACGGCTCAACGTTACGGCCGGCCTCGGCCTCTTGTTCTGCCCAGACCAACACGTTGTCGGCAACGAATGCCGGGAACTTGCTGCGGATGTTGTCCGGCGTGGGCTGATTCTGTTCGATGGCAATCTCTGCCCATTCCAGCGCCTGATCGAAATCCCCCACATCGAACAACCAGATCACGCAGTACGCAAACACCGGGTTGGTGTAATGCTCGCCTTTGGCGAGGTACTGCTCCACCGTAGGCCGCCATTTCGGCAGCAGCTTGCGGCGTTTCATTTCCACCCGGTCACGGATTGTCGGCAGCGCGCGTAACCGTTCCACATCCTGCTGCAATTCGCGCAACTGGATATGAAGGCTGTCAGGGTTGGCGCTGAGCGCCTGGCCCTGGCTTAACGCTTTCTGCGTGGCGATCCTGGCGTTATGCCGTAGACCGGGTGAAATGCTCATTGTTAGCCCTCAGCCGGCGGCGTGACGGCTTCCTCGCCGACGATGGTGACGGCGGATTCATCGATCGCGCCGTACAGCTCGCGATAACCCAGTGCATAACCTTCGTTGCGCAGATATTTGTTTTCGTACTGCGCGCGGTCTTCCACAAATTCAACCTTGCGCTGACGCGTATTGCGTTGGGTCAGCACTTGCAGGTTGGCCGGAATGGTGACCGCTAGACGCTTACCAGGCATAAACGGAGGGATGGAAGCACGGCGGCCGGCGACGGAGTCGGCCAGCAGCTGCGCAGCGATTTTCTCGGTCGGCTTGTCAGCTTTGCCGTACAGGCGGAATTGCTCAGCAGCGACCAGGTCAGCGCCAACCATGATCGTAAGGCGTGGATCATTACGGAATTCCTGCGGAATTTTGGTGTTGATGATGTCGGCTGCTGCCGCGTCCAGGGATTTATAATCGCCGCTCGGCCCGATGGTGACCGGGTCGGTGATGATTTGGGAACCGCCGTTAAACTCTTTGGCAAGCTGGTGCCAGCCTTTGTTAACGTCTTGGCCTAACGGGTTGGCGTCCGGATCGGTGGTTGCGGCAACGCTGGTGCCGTTAAAGCCGATGCGCAGAATATCCAGCGAGAATGCCTGCATAGTGAACGCATTCACCAGCTGCATAAATTCGCCAGCGTCGCCGCTGTTCGCCCAATCGGAAAGGGTTTCCCAATCCAGATCGACCGCTGAATCGGTTTTTGCCAGGGTGTAGGTGTTGCCGGAGACACCAATCTTGCGATGGAATCGGCCGCCTTGTGAACGCCCGGTATGCAGACGCGATGCGCCAACGTCAACAACCTGTCCGCTCATTTGGTCAACGTCGCGCATGGTGATGAATTGCAGGAAATCGAGCGACTCTTGCAGCGCTTTACGGATGGCGGTTTCCATCGGCGGCGTTACCGCGTAATACTTGGTGCGATCAGCCGTTTCAGGCAAGCCGAGATTTTTAAACAGGGCGCTGAAATACGCGTCCATACCCTTGCGGGCGCTGTCGCTTAACACTGATGCTTGTTGAGACATTGTTTTTTCCTTCTTCCCGCCGCCGATAGCAGCGTATTAATCGATACGATTGACGGTTAAACGATCATCGTTGCGACGGTGTTTTCTTTTTCGCCTGGATTTTGCGCCGGCAACTTACTGAATGTTTCATCCAGCTTTTTAAATTTCGGTAGCAGCTCGGGCAATCCTTCAAACAGCTGTTTCGCGCTGTCAGATTCCAGCAGCTTTTTGACGTCAGCAAATTGCAACTTAATGCTATTGAAATCTTCGGCCGCTTTTTTAACGGCCTCTACGTCAGAGCATAACTTGTTATATTGCGTTTCCATTTCGGCAACAGCTTGCGCTAATTGCGCGATAGCTTCATTGGAGAACGTATTTTCATTTTCCTTTTTAGGCTCCGGCTTTTGTTGCTCCGGCTCTTTGATGCCGAAAAGGGTACGCCAATTCGCTTTTTCACCAGACATGTATTTCTCTCCCGGCCGTTCTGTGACCATATTGATAACAAACGGCACCGGAGCACCGTAGATAGCTTTGGATTTATCTGCATTGAAACGGATACGGGTTGTGCCAACGCTGGCCGGCGAGTCGGTCACTGCTAGACCTTCCAGATAGCACTTGCCCGTCCCACGGAAATTCGGCTCTGGCTCGATAGAAGAAAACAGAAGCTGGCCGCGACGGTTGGTGTAAATCAAATCATCGGTTGGGCACATGCGCGCATACAGCTTCGCGACACCGTCTTCTTTTTCGGTTTTCAGTTCCAGCACTTCCCCGGAGTTGCCCCAGTAGCGTTCGTGGTTCGGCCAAATGAGCGCGGTATAAAGTTCCGGATCATAGGTTTCGGCCATTTCAGTTAACCAGGCTTCGGGGATCTCGCGCCCGTCAACAGTTTCGCCAGCTGTAGCAATGCAAATCCAGTCTGTCATTAAATGTGATGATGGGCCGGGCATAGAGTTATCCGTTTAAATGAATGCAATAAATAAGATGTGAGGCGAGTATTACGGATAATTATTTATACGGCGAACAGTTTTGTTCTGATTAATTCGGATATAAGCGCTTAACCGAATGAAACCGATTTTTAATTATCATCAAGCCAATATTTGCCCTGCATAATGCAGTCTATGGCTATATATCCCGATTCAATTAAAAAGGTGGCACGCTCGCTTTATTTAAAAAGCTGGACGCCAAAAGAGATCGCCACCGAACTTAAACTAACATCTGCCCGCATTGTTTATCATTGGGCGGAGCGTTACGGCTGGTCGTCATTATTGGTCGAGGAAAGTGTCGAGGATTGCATTCAGCGCCGGATCAGAACGCTTACCCATCGCGACAAAAAAAGCGATCTGGAAATGCAGGAACTTGATCGGCTGATTGAGCACCACGTCAAGTTAATCGCCCAACGAAATAAGCACGCCGAAAAGCTGGCCGGCGCGCAAGCAGCTGCCACACAAGGCGAGAGGGGCGGCACCGGCTTTATGGCCGCAGGGGAAGACGCGAACCCAGGACGTAAAGGGAAAGGGCGCGGCCGAAAGAACGACGTCAGCGAGATGACAAAGGAACGCTTTGACGAGTTCGCAGCTAACCAGTTACTGACCTATCAGAAGACGTTACGCGCTAATAAAGACCAATCAATCCGCAACTTGCTGAAGTCTCGCCAGATTGGTGCGACCTGGTATTTTTCCTGGGAAGCGCTGGAAGACGCCGCGCTGACCGGTGACAACCAGATTTTTGTTTCTGCATCGCGCCGGCAAGCTGAGATTTTCCGCCGCTATATCGTCAAGTTTGCGCGCGAAATGTTCGGCGTGACGCTATCCGGTAACCCCATCACGTTGAGTAATGGCGCAAGCCTGATTTTCTTGTCAACGAACGCCAACACGGCCCAGGGGGAAACCGGGCATTTCTATTGTGACGAATATTTCTGGGTGCCTAAGTTCCAGGTATTCAAGGATGTGACCAGCGCTATTGCCACGCATGACAAATGGCGGCGGACTTTCTTTTCCACGCCGAGCGCAAAAACCCACGACGGCTATCCGTTCTGGACGGGTGACGAATGGAAAGGCAGCGATAAGAAACGCCAGGCGCTGAAGTTCCCTGACTTTGACGAACTGCGCGACGGCGGCCGCCTGTGCCCGGATGGGCAATGGCGCTATGTCGTGACGCTGGTCGATGCCTGTGCCGGCGGGTTGGATAAATACGTCACGCTGGAGCGCGTTCGCAATGAGCACAGCGTCGACGCATTCAATCTGCTGTACATGTGCATATTTGTCGACAGCGGCGACAGCGTCTTCAAGTTTGACATGCTGGCGCGATGCGAAGTTGACCCGGCCACCTGGCAAGATTTCGACCCAAAATCAAAACGGCCATTCGGCGATCGTGAAGTGTGGGGCGGCTTTGACCCGGCGCGTAGCGGAGATACGTCAACCTTTGTCGTTGTGGCTCCCCCGTTGTATGACGGCGAGCGGTTCCGGGTATTGGAAACGCACCACTGGCAGGGGCTTAGCTTCAAATACCAGGCCGAGCAAATCAAAAAAATCATGCAGCGTTACCGGATGACCTACATCGGGATCGACGTCACCGGCATCGGGCGCGGCGTTTATGAGCGCGTCCAATCCTTTGCCCCGCGCGAAGTGCGTGACATCCATTACAGCGCGGAAAGCAAAACCCGTCTTGTGTTGAAAATGGTCGACCTGGTCGAAGGCGACCGCATTGAATGGGATGCCGAAAAACGCGGCATCGCCGGCAGCTTCCTGGCCATCCGGAAAAGCGTCACAAAAAGCGGCAACGCATTGACCTTCGTCGCCGAACGCAGCGCTGAAACCGGCCACGCGGATGTGTTCTTTGCCATATCCCACGCGGCAATTAACGAACCCCTCAACTTTGACACCAGGCGCAAATCGACCTGGGCATTTTCTTCACAGGCGGCAGCATGAGCAGAAAGAAAAAGAAACCGGCACAGCAACAGGCATTCTCTGCCGGCTTACCGATCCCCGGTGACCGCAGCACAATTTTCATCGGCCCGCCTGAACTGATCCTCACGAGTGGCACTGATTATCAAGATATTTGGTATGACGACAGTTACGACCATTGGACGCCACCGATCAACCGGCTGGCTTTAGCACGCCTGGCAAATGCTAACGCGCAGCATGGCGGAGTGTTGTACGCCCGCAAGAACATGATCACGTCGAGTTATGTCAATGGCGGACTGACACGCAAGCAATTGGAGGCCATGACGTTCGACTTGCTGACGTTCGGCGATGTGCCGCTGCTGAAGGTGCGCAACGGCTGGGGCATGGTTATCGGCTTGTACCCACTGCCGGCTATGTATCTGCGTCGTCGCAAAACAGGCGAGTTTGTCATTTTGCAGAAAGGCCAGCCGCTGATTTATCCGGAATCAGACATCATTTTCTTTAGCCAGTACGACCCCCAACAGCAGGTTTACGGCCTGCCGGATTATATCGGCGGGATTAACAGCGCGTTACTCAACAGTGAAGCCACGGTCTTTCGTCGTCGTTACTACGCCAACGGGGCGCACGTTGGCGGCATCCTTTACACCACGGATCAAAACCTGTCTGACGAACTCGAACAGGAAATCAAAAAGAAGATTGAGAGCACAAAAGGGCTGGGCAACTTTCGAAACATGTTTATCAACATCCCCGGCGGCGATAAGGAAGGAGTTAAGTTTATCCCCGTGGGTGACATCAGCGCCAAAGATGAATTTGGCAATGTGAAAAATATCAGTGCGCAAGACGTGCTGACTTCGCACCGGTTCCCGGCCGGTCTTGCCGGCATCATTCCGCAAAATACTGCCGGCCTTGGCGACCCCGTCAAATCACGGGAAACCTATCGACAAGACGAGGTGATCCCCATTCAACGCATGTTTATGGAAACCGTCGCAGCCGATCCGGAGGTACCCGCGCGCATGCATCTTAATTTTGATTTTTCAACACCCACAGGGGAATAACCATGGCTGACGAATCGCCACAAGAAACCCGCGTTTCAGATCTGCCGATGTCCGGCGCGTTACAGGATAATGACCTCATTCTGTTAACGGTACAGCGGGGGGATGCTTACGACTCCAAAAGCATCACCGTGCTTGACCTGAAACGCATGCTCAATATTGCAACGCAAGAAACCCTATTTTCTGAGAGTGGGCATTTTGCGGCGCGCTCTTTGGATGGGAAAAATGGCTTTGTGCTCGATGGCGATTTTGGTGCCTGGTTTGCCGGTCTACCTCGACCGTTGCAGGAGTATTTATCTGGGGTTATGCCGAGCAGCGAGGCAAATCAATACCCTGATTATCATGAAGTCTTTTTATCGGCGGATAAGAAAGCACTACGGCTAACCGATGATAACGGTGGTTTGTGGCTGTGCGGGATTGACGAGGCCATCCAGAATAGACTCGACGGTCTGTTGTCTTCTTCTATCAGTAAGGGCATTACTGGCTGGCAATGGCTGGCGCTCAGTAAAAACCGCAAAGGTTTGTTTGGCTCTGATGATGATGGGGGCTTCCACGTTCCCGGCATCAGCGGCCCGATTCAGGATATTTTGCTTGAATTGAGCGGTGGCAGCGGGCCAAACGTAAAACCTGAAGCCGGTTCCTATGTACTGAAATGGGGCGATCGTAAAATCTGGGGTGAACGTCCTGTGCTCGGTGCGGAAAAAATCTCCGATACTGGCGCACTGCTGCGCTATCTACCCGGCGGCGAAGCCTCAAGCGGTAGCGGTGTTGTTTTCCACCGCGGCGGCCGGGAAATGCCAATTGACGCCGTGGCATTTCGTATCATCGCGTTTATTGGTCAGTCATTGAATATTGCGTCCGATGCCGGAAACATTCCTAACCCTGGCAGCTATAACAAAGTGAACCGCGATACAGCGCTGCGCGGCCGTGCTATTACCGTTAACGGTGGGAAACCTGAATTTACCAGTGATGCCGATTCGATTATCAGTGATGATAACCTGGATAAGCTGGCTGATATGGTCAACCCGAATTATCGGCAAGGTCACGTGATCCCGCTGACTAATCGCCTTATCTACGATTGCGACGCGGCAAGCCTGCCGCCTTCAATCTTCTTTTCTGCGAACAGTTCCAGTGGTGGTAAATCCTTTGCTGAAATCTGGAAAGGAACAACGCCTTACACCAATGGCTTACGCATGGTTCAACGTGGGGCTGACATCGCCGCAGGCATTGGCAAGCCGTGCAGTGTCGATTTCGTTTTGTTTGCCCATGGGCAGACGGACAACGGTAACGGTACGAATACCGCTCCCGGCGCTTACGCCAGCCGTATGACACAGCACTTTGCAAACGTGACGACTGATTACACCGGGATCACGCATCAAACCAGCGGGCCGTTGTTTGTCATTGACCAATGCGGCAGCAGGATCACCACGGAACGCGGCGAGGTTGACAATGAAGGGAACCCCATCGATCCCGAAATCCTTTTCAATTTCTCCATTTCAGCAACTGACCAATGGGATTACGTAAAAGCTAACCCTGATACATCGCTGATGAATGCGTCTGAATGGCCTCTCAACTGGCAGCTGTCCGACGGTTCGCTATCCCACCTGAATAACTGGGGCAAAGTGATCCAGGGTGAGTACATGGCACAGGCACTATTTTGGCATTACGACCCCGCGACACCTTCCCCCTGGTTACCGACACACGTTAAATCGGTAACCCTGGATGGCACCACATTGATCACGCAGTGGCATACGCCATACGGTGAGTTGGTTCGCGATGTCACCACCTTTGGCAACTGCGCGAATGATAGCTTTTCCCTGCAACTGGGCAGCGCCAATATTGTGCAAGTCACGCAGGACGGCAACACGGTATCCATTGAGCTTGACGCCGTTCCGTCATCGGCTGACGCCCTACTGATCGGTTTCACCAACACCACGCCAGCACCGAACGGGTATATTTACCCAATGGTGCCTTTCCGCGATTCATCAACATTGACCTCACGCTGGTATAAGCCGGATGGGGTTAATTTCTATCCGCTTTACAACTGGGGGATTTTACAGCGCATCTCCCTGGAGGATTTATAATGCACGGTACCAACTCAGGTAAAAATTACTTTGGTTTTCGCGATCCGGTTCCTTTCACTATTTGGACACCTGAAAGCCTGTATGAAGCACATAAATCGAGAGTTACCGCCGCCGGCGGCATTATCCCGGATGAAGCCGGGTGCCTGGCTCGTTTTAAATTTATCGTGGAAACTGGCTTGCTGGATAAGGTCGTGACCTGGATTAACCCCGCGTTTGGCGTCAAGAAAAACGCCGACAACCAGATCGAGAAACTGTTTGCATTGCGCGGCAGCGATTTCACTGCGCAGATGCAAAAAGCGGGCGCCCCCGTTCTTTACGATGATAGCGGTGCGGCACCGGCGGCAGTGGTGCAAATCACTTCTTCAGGGGGCGGGTATTTGGTATCTGATAACGTGACTGTGCAACGGGGGGATGCATATCTCATTGGCGCTAAATTGTCTGACAAGAATCGCGCCGATGTCCTGGGGCTGACCGTTGGGCAAAGCCTGAATAACCTGCCGATGGCTTACGCGCGAACTATGATCCAGAATCAGCAAGCCATTACCGAGGCCTGGCGTTATGGTACGCGCGACAGCGATTGGAAAAACGGCAATCCGACAGGTGGCCCGGTGGGGGCAGCGCGCATGCCTTATGATGACTATATCCCGTCCGCCGGCTTGTTTGATGTTGCGGGCGGCGCTGTGCATGGTTATGAGGGCGGCAAGTTGATGAATACGGCGACTTCAACGACGGGGAAACTTGCCGATCTATCTGCACAATCTGCCCCGATTTATGTTGGTGGGGGTTATGCCGGCGGTGAGGTTGGAGCTTGTTACGGCACATTGCGCGAAATTGTTTTCTTACACACCGCAACCAAGGCGGACGCTAGCCTGATTTCTCGCCTATAACTTACTGACGCTTTCCCCCGAAACGGTTAAAATATAACAAACAGCTGTCTCGGGGGTTCTATGTCACGCAACTTAAAAATCATTTGCACCGAGTGCAACGCACCGGCAATCGTCAGTAAAACCAACCGTAAAACTGCACAGTTTGCCGACCTCTATTGCCAGTGCAGTGATGTAGAGTGCGGTCATACTTTCGTTATGAATATGACGTTCTCGCACACCCTAAGCCCCAGCGCGCGGAGTGGGCGCGGCCTGGTCAAGTCGCTACTTAGCCTGCTGCGACCTGAAGACAAACAGATAGCCCTCGACTTGCTTCAGGGCCAGCCCGGATAAAAAGAAACCCGCCGATTGGCGGGTTTCTTTATGCATGTTTCATGCGTTCATTAAGCGTTTCTACAATGAAGGCATTCACAGAAACTTCGTTTTCGGCGGCGGCCTGGTTCAGCCGTTCCCCGAAAGATTCCGGGTAGCGCAGGGTGAACGTCTTGATTTTTTCTTGACGCGCATATGGCTCGATGCCGGTGGCGCTGCAATCGTCCAGGTATTCGCGCAAAGAGATCTCACCCTCGGTCTGTAGCCCCTGAATGCTGTCAGAAACAAAATCACAGTAACCGGTCAGGCCGAGAAATTTACCACGGAACGCGCCGATCTCCGGCACATAGCTGATTATCGCCGGTTGCCCGGCGATCACGATGGTGTTCGGTGTTGCTGCTGCTGTCTTCGTCATGGCTTAACTCCTATGCTTTCCAGCCATTCGCGGAGGTTGACCACCGCGCCTTTATCCGTGTCCGGCGATGGGTGGGGGCGGTGAAAATTGGCGATGCTGCCATTTAGTAGGAACTTGCATCGTGAACCGCGACCCTCTTTGACTTCCCCGCCCAGCGCTTTAATCAGTGATTCCACCTCTGACCATTTAATCCCGGATAGAACAGGTGTTTTAAAAATCTGTTCTAACGTGCTTTTTTGTCGCTTCCTTAACGCTGAAACCTGTTCTTTCATTTCTCAGTCCGTGAAGTCACTTTGTGAAGTCATTATGTACATTTGAAAATGTGAAGTCAACTTGTGAAGTCATTATTTTGAATGTACTCCCAACAGGGCCGCCAGTATGGCGGTTCGCTCGGCGGCGGGTAGGGCAGCGTAGTTTTTCGCCCAGCGCTCAGCCTTGCGCTTGATGCGCTGGCGATCGATGTAGTTCGCGCCAGCAAAGGCATGACTATAAGCAGCGCCTTCGGCAAAGTTCATCCACAGTTGCTCGGTGCGCGGCCCTCCGCGAGTCATTACTTGAAACTGGATGCTGCGCCAGCCTGTGAGCAGTTCGTCATAGAGCGCCGACGGGTAGCCGGAAATCATGACATTGGCGGGCACTGTACGCAGCACGTCGATCAGGCGGCGGTGATCGTCGGCGGTATATTCATGGCGATACCGCGCGCGGCTGGTGCGGGTTTCCGGCAGGTAAGGCGGGTCGACGTAGATCAGCGTTCGGCCGTGCTGTTCGAACGGGGTGGCGCGCAGTAATTCCACTGCGTCGCCAACTTCTATTATGAGGCGTTCCGCCTGGCCATCCAGAAAATCCGGGTTTCCCTGACAAAACGTTTCGACGGTTTCGGGGTCAATATCCCAGCCAATGGTGCGCACCGCAGGCGGCTTTTTCAGCATAATGGCACCGCCGCCCAGGTGTGTTTCGATGTACGTATCATGCGGCGGCATCTGACTTATGATTGCCTGGTATGCGCCGCTTGCGGCCTTGCTCCCCAAATATCCCATACTGTCGGATCCCCATAGTTAATAATGACCATGCTGCAGCACAGCGTTTTATGTCTATGTGGTACCGGCGGTACCACATAGACAAAATCGACATGGCCAGAACAGACAATTTTGTCTATGTCTACCGGCCGGCATCGCCGGTTATGACGATGGAAGGTGGCGCAGTTCCTCGACGCGTGTTAGCAAATCCAGCGATTTACGGCGATGATCCGGCCGAACAACAGACAAGCTACCGTCATAATTCGCGCGATAGCGCTGGCCGCTCACGTCTAATACCGCGCCAGCAGCCAAGGCATTGGCTTCGTGATGGGTCAACGCAATGCCGATACTTAATGCGAAGTCGGTGATCAGTAACGCGCGTGGCTCCAACTCTTTTTGTGCCTGCTCTCGCAGCAGATTTTTACGTTGAGCCTGTTCCGCAGCGTGCCGTTCCTCGTCGGATAACGGCGTTATTTGTGGTGATGTGACGCATTCAGCCTCAGCCTTTAATTGTCGGAGCAGCGCCCGCCTTTCTTTACCGCTTAAGTTCTCGAAATCGATCGGCGTGTCAACTGGCACAGATGGCGCTGACTGTTCTCGATGCGCCTGACTCGTGGATAACCTTCCGTCTGATTTGTTTGTTTCTTGCTCAGGCGGACAGTTATTGCCACGAGTCCAAGGGGCGGCGGCTGAGCCGCCTCCCTCAACGTCAACCCCCTGGCACCCGGCTTCGCCGGCCGCCGGTTTACGTTTGCGCTTCAGCGTCCATGTGTCGGGGTGAGTGCAAATGCGTGACATTTCACCGATCAGGGGTGACCAGACGCCAAATATCTGAATGCCGTGCTCGCCGTAGTCGTTGGGTTTTTCTGCTTGTAGGTAAGCCGTGTGGACAATGTGATCGCTGCGTGGTGTCAGTACGCCGCCTTGTTTGATGATATATGTTGCGATGCAACCGGCATCGGCTGCGTTCATTACGTCATCCATGGCTTTATCTGTCAGGCGTTGCACTTTTTTGGCATCGATACCTTGCCGATCAAGCTGGGTCGCCAGGCGGCGCAACTCACGGTAAACCTGCCGTGATGGGATGCCAAAAAATTGGAACTGGTGCACGCGGTGTAGACTGGCCCAGCCGAGTGCGTGCTCGACCGTATCTGCCATGCTCTTGCCGCTCTCATGATCCACGGGCGGCTCGCCGGTGTCTTTATTGGGTTTTCGTAATGGTTCGGCGTCCAGGTTTTTGCCGATATAGGTTGCGATATAGCTGATGGGGGAACCTTTTTCTGCCGTGATAAGTTCCGTTTTAAATCGTGGGGTAATGTCATTGCCCAGCTCTGCGCGATCGTCGCGAATAGCGAACGCCTGCATGATGCTGACAATCGCGTCGCGGTCATCTGGCCGGCAGAAAACCATCATGTGCCAATGCACTGTACCGTCGTGGTGCGGTTCGGCTACGCGGATCCCATACCAGCGCAGCCCTTGGCGGTTCAGTTTTTTGCGCACGCTGGCAAAGAAGCGGTTGACCAGGTAATCGTTGCTATCGCGAACGGTTTCCGCTGTCCACTTTGGATTGAGTCGCCCATTAATCAGGGTGGCATGAAAGCGGGAAGGCGTGGTGATCGTGCACCACACGGCGCAATCGCCGCGCATTTCTGCTATATCCTGCATGCCCTTAACGGTAGTCATCATCTCGATTCGACGGTGACGCGGGTTACTGGGACCAGAATAAAAGGCGTCTTCCAGATCGATGGAAAAACCATCTTCGTTCGTTAGCTCGTAGGCTTTCAGAAACTCCCGTGTACGGCGGCGTTGTTCGCGGTAGTGGGTCAGAGCGTCGGCGCTGATATAAGCAGAATCTTGTTTGCGCACCAGGCCGGCGGCGCGCAACAGCTCTTCACGCCAGCGGCAGCGCAGCGACCACAACTTGGTGAACCACCAATTCGCGCAGCACAGCCTGGCAATGGCTCCGGGGATCTTGTCATAGGGTGGCTCACCACGGCGGCGCAGATAAGGGTTCAGCGCATGCCAGCATGGTGGCGTAACGTTGAAGCGTTCGGCTTCAGTGCCCAACGAGACATACACATGCAGTATTTGGCCTAACGTGGCATCACCGGAAAGGTGGCGCTTGCTTTGCTGGTCGAGTAGCGTTTCAAAGTGGGCGGCGGTGAATGTTGCCAATAATTTAACCGCGCGTTTATCCAGCTCCGGCAAGCGCAATAAATCGTCTAGCCGTTCGCGACGGGCAACAAGCCGCAAGCCGAAAGTAAGTTGCTTGTCCTGCATTCTCTCAATGCGGGTCAATATGGTTTTCACCGTCCGCAAAATATAATTGCGTGATAGTTTCTCGCTGTTAGCTTTTTTGCTTTTACGTATCGCACTGATACGGGCAAGCAGTGGTGAGCGAATGAAATTTGGCTGCGCCATCAAGGCACCGATCACAGCCTGCTCTTTTCCCTGGTTGCGGCGCTGCTGCTCTAACTGATGGCGTTGGGAATCAAGATCGCGCTCATTATCAGCGGTGACCTCTATCCAGCGTTGCCGACGTCGCTGGGCATCGGTGAGCAGCCGCTCTTTTTCGGTGTCTTCGGTGTAGGGGTTTATCCCTTGCTTTGGGGCATTCCAAGGATAGGTATATTCAGATGTAACCGCGCCGCTGCCCGGATAGGGTAGCGGCGGGGATGGCTCGTAGCGACCGGTGGGTTTATCGGTCATTGGCAAGCGGTCACTTTCAGCATGTAAACGGCCCCAGCTCAATGCTCAGCATGACGTAACCGGGTTTCCATGGTGAAAGGTCAGTAACATGCGTCACGCGCACCCAAACAAAAGCACCGGAAAACCCTTCCAGTCCGTCTTCATCAGCAGCCACGCCGAACTCATAAAGGCACAACATATCGCCGATTTTGAAATTGCGATCGTTCAGGCGGAACTCGGCTTTTTTCTTGCCGTCAACAACGGCTGAGAAAAATTCCGGCAACACTTTTAACTCATGCTTTTTCATGCAGGCGCCCTCATGGTTGCGATAATTTCCCGCGCCGGCTGGCGGCCGGCAGCCTTGCAACTGACGGCGCGCGGTGCGGTGATATGCGTGATCTGGAAGTCGCCGTAAATATCGAGCGTTTCCTCGGTGTGGCTGTTTGAGGCAACGACGTGACAGCCGCGACGGGAAGCGCGGCGAAGCACTTCAGCAAGCCGCTGCTGGTCAACCAGCGAAAAACCAGCGGCGTGGTAGTTGGTGAAATCTGCTGTTTTCGATGTAGGGACGTAGGGCGGATCGCAATAAATCACGTCGCCGGCGTTTGCCATTTCTATGCACTCTTCAAAATCCAGGCAGAGGAAAAGCGCGCGGTCAGCCTTTTCGGCAAATGCGCGGATCTCCGCTGCTGGGAAATAGGGCGATTTATATTTCCCATATGGGACATTGAAGCCGCCGCCACGGTTGTAGCGGCACATGCCGTTGTAACCGTGGCGGTTCAGGTATAAGAAAAGCGCGGCGCGGTAAAACTGATTACCGGTTTTATTGAAGTCTTCACGCAGTTGGTAATAGGACACAGGATCGTTTTCATCGCGGAACAGGGACGCGGCGTAACTGATAAAGCGGTTAGGGTTTCGCTTTATCGTGTTGAACATGTTGATCAGGTCAGGGTTAATATCGCCCAATAGATAGTTGCTATAGTCGGTATTCATAAAGACCGTTGCCGAACCGGTGAACGGCTCAACCAGGCGTTTACCGGCAGGTAAATGCTGGCGCAGCGTGTCGATAATGCCGGCTTTACCGCCGGCCCACTTCAAACAGGAACGGATCATTTATTCCGCTCCTTTGTGGTCAGGCTGTCAGCTGTCTTCTCCAGCCAATTAATAAAGGATGTATCCTCGGCAGCCCCTTTCATGAAAGCGAGCGCCTTCCCTAGGCACGCCTCTAATTGCTGCGACTTCTCTTTGGCCTGCTGCAACAGTACTTCTTGCCTTCTGAATGTTCTTTCCCATTCATCCAACTGGCGGTTTTGTACTTCAATGAGTTCCCGCGCCTCGTCGAGCTCCTCCAAACCTCTTTCGTCACCGAAAGGAAGATCGTCAACTTTGATTAAATCAACAATGCGCAGGACATCATCTTCAGAGAATGGCGCAAAATTTGGGTATGTTTCATTACAGGCGTTAATGATGGAAATAACACCGGCTTTATATGGCTCCAGGTGTTCGATGCGCTGACGCTGCTTTTCAGCAGATTCTTTTAGTTCTGCGATGTGCTGACCTATACCGATACGGCCACCTTTAAGCAAATTGATAATTTCATCTTGGTGCTTAATGATGCGCTTGGCTTCAACTACGGCATCATGGGCGCGAGGCTCCCAGGCGGCAACTTCAGCAGCATGGCTTAGCTCATCCAGGATTCTGGCCGAAAAGTTAGGAGTGTTTTCTCCGGCCATCGCCTTGATCACGCCGAGGGTGGTCAGGCAATCGGATAGTGCACGGTGCGGCGTTCCTTCAATGATGACGCCTTGCTGTTCAGCGGCGGCGGTTAACTTCTGCCATTTGTACCCGCCGCGCTCGCTTTTCTGGCCATAAAATTCGGCATAGGCCAACATGGCGCATTCAAACACCGGCCGCCCAATACTGAAGTGGGTTTTGATACACCAATTGTCATTAGTCTGATCTAACAGCCGAGTGTCATATTCGCTGTTATAAATAACAATTTTTCGGCCGCTAATGATGGGGTAAAACTTAGAGCACACCTCCGGCCACGATGGTGCATCAGTCAGCATTTCGTTAGTGATGCCATGAATGGCTACCGCAGAGGTAGGGATCACGCTTAGCGGTCTTACCAACGTGTTGAGCAGAATCTTGCCGGTAGTGTCTATCACGGCGATTTCGACTATCTCGGCGTCTTCGCCAAGCCCAGTGGTTTCGGTATCCAGTATCAGGCAGTTATCGCGTAACCATTGTTGTGCTTGCTGTTGTGGTGTCATGGTATATCTCCGATTTGATTAATCGTAATTACGTTGTTCAGGTGAGATTTCTTTTTTGCTGTTGAAAGCATGGGATAATCTAAACCAGCGATAACCCAACCAAGTGAGCAGGCCCACCCAGATGGCACCGGTGATAATGGAGGCATATATAGCGAACGTTATTAACATGGCTTTACCTTTTTAGGCGTGAGAGAACCCCGACGCATATAAATGCGCCCGCATTTTGTTCAGTTGGTTTAATTGCTAATCAGACGTGGTTAATCGCAGTCACCGATATTTGAAAGCGTCGGCACCTTTTGGCCTAGCCTCTGTAACTCTTTAATGCCGCGATATATCGCGCGCCGTTCTTCTTTGCTCATTTCCTCAAACCTCATTGATATATGTTTGGCGGAAAGCTTCACCCGGCTATCGATGTTCCCCAGGGTGCATACGGCTTTTTTCTGGCTATCCATCAGCCCGTCATAAAATACGGCGGTCGGGTTGATGCGTTTGGCTGTGGCAAGAAGCTGCTTAGCGGTTATCAGGAACTTGCCAACTGATTGAACTTGCTCTGTTGTCATGCCGCCCATGGTCACCTCACATATTCTTACCCATCAAAAAGCGCACGGGGTGACGCCCCGAAACGTGCGCTTTGTGTTGGGTGCCGGAGCCTATCCCGGCGCAAAGGCGATTTATTCGGATGCTGCCTTGTTGTTCAGTGCTGGCCATGCCAGCACAACCAGCGCGCCGACAAAGAACAGATCGCCGACCGCAGAAAGCACATAGCTGGTGAAGTCCACGGCCACAACCATGAAGGCCAGGATCAGCACGCCGATCAGGCGCAGGTTACTGAGCAGCGCGCGCATTACAGGTAATCTTCCACACGCAAGCCCAGACGGCGGCCAACTTCTTCGAGAACTTTTTGTTCGGCCGGCTCGATCTCGCCGTCGGCCTCGGCAATCGTCAACATGTTGACGAATACTTCCTCGGCTTCGGTCGGGGTGTTTTTGATGTCTTCAATTTCGCGCAAGATGTTCATACGGCCAACGCGGAAACCGGCTTCCAGCTGTTCAGTAAAACGGGTGATCAGCGCGGTGATTTCATTACCGTAATGACCAAGGCGCGGGTTAGAGCGCAGCAGCTGATCAAGCTTGGCGGTTTCTTCCTTCTCGATCTCGCCATCAGCAGCGGCAACCAACAGACAGCCGCCAACGATGGCTTCCATCAGATCGCGGTTCTCTACCTTCTTCAGCTCAACTTTCGCCGCAGCGACTTTCTTACCAAATCCTAAAAAACCCATAGTTGTTACCCTCAGTTGTTGCCATGATTAGCAACTGCCTGCTTCTGCCGCACACAGTTACCTATTAAGTTGCCGGGGTTTAACCACTCCCGGCGCGGTGGTATTCTGGCGTTTCCACACGACCAGAAAGGAATGCTAAATGTCTGAAAAGAAAGTGCCTGTAATAATCCCTGGTGAACTTGAACTCAGGGAGTTTAATCACCTGGCTTGCCTACGTTTTCACTACCATTTACCAAATCAGGAAAAACTACCGGCGGCAGACGAACTGTTTACCGGTCTGACTCTTGAACAAGCCAAAGATACTGTTGAATTTCTTCAGGCTTATATTCAGCGCGAAGAAACAATCCGCTCTGCTGGCTCTCCAAATCAGAAGCATTAATAAACAGCACTTGACCGTGCTCTGAGTAAATACGGCGCATGCCATTATCCGTGGCATCGCCTTTTAAACCCTTCTGGTTAAAACTGTTCATTGTGCGAACCTTTCGTTAAAAGCACTCTGTAAACGCTGGTTTTAGAGAGGGCTTTCACCCTCAGGCGAATATCCCCATCAGGCGGGCGAACCAGCGCGGGCGAGGGCGGGACATAAACGGTTTGCGCATGCCTGGGATAAACTGCACATCGGTAGCCCGTGGCTGAAAGTGACGGCCGTCTGGGGTTTCAATCCAGCCGCGTTGGTGGCGTCGGTGGGTGATCTGCTGGCCGTTGGTCAGCATAGCGGCCAATGATGGGCACTGCGTCATTTCCATGATGGTGATACCTCTTCAATTTCTTCAGGGAAAAATTCAGGCCGCTTTCCGTACCGCTTCCAATGCTCGGCGGCATCGCGCAGCTTGATGGTTTCGTTACTTGCTGCATAACCGGCCGCAAGAGCGAGATCGAGCAGACGTTCGGCTGCCCATTCGATTTCGCTGGGCGAATAAGCGGGACACCGGCGGCTAGCATGCTGCTGCCGGATCTCGTACATACGAATCACGCGGTTAGCAGCGGCAAAGAATGGGGCGTTCATGCTGCTGACTCGCTATTAAACAGATTCAGCCCCATATCGTCGGCCAATCTCTTCGCCTTCTTAATCCAGCCTGCTCGCCAGTCTTGGCGTTCTGGTGGCAGTTTTCCTGTCGCTTCGTGAACCATTTCTAACCATTCATTCCACAGAATAAACAGGCGACGTGTGCTGCCATCAGCACCCATAACTTCGCGTTCAGTGACCATTGGTAACAGGCGGCGATCCATCATGTGACGAACTGCGGATTCGCTCTTGCCAGTACGACGAGAAAACTCGGCAGCATTGATCGGATCGGGAATCTTAAACAGTGCGCTCAAAACTGCATCTTTCATGTGATAATCTCCATTGTTGGGGCATTAGTCTCAGTTAATGCCCCAAGTTTACGTTTCTGTTTTTAATTTAATACCTACATTGGAAATTTGCAACATGAATATGACGATAGGGATAAAACTCAAATTGATGAGAGAAAGTGAGCGCCTTACAAGCAGGCCAGAAGTGGCAAGAATGCTTGGGATTGGAAACGATGCGCTTTGGCGTTATGAGGAAGACAAAACCGTTCCGAATGCTGAAATCATCACAAAGCTGCTCAATTTAGAACCATTTGAGAAATATGCGCTGTGGTTCATTACCGGAAAAACGGCACCCGAATCAGGGCAAATAGCTCCAGCACTTGCGTATCACATGGAAAATACCAACAAAAACAAAGAGGTTGGCTAATGGAAATTTGTGACAAACTGAAATTAATTAGAGAGAGCGAGCGGCTAACAAGCTTACCGGATGCGGCCGAAATGCTAGGGCTCAATCGAGATGCTTTGTGGCGCTATGAGTCAGGAAAAACAATACCTAGCACCGCAGTGACTATGGGTATCCTCAATCATCCACGGTATGAAAAATATGCCCTCTGGTTTATCACCGGAAAGGTAGCCCCTGAATCCGGTCAAATCGCACCGGCTCTCGCACACTCTGGGCTAGAGAAAGAAAACTCTCAGCACTCAGACCAAAAGACTGGCTAAGCATTCACCTTGCTTATCTATTTGAAAATTACCGCGTAACAGCCTGTTACGTAGTGAAAGATAATGTGTTTACCGGAGGTGTCAGCTATGACCGTTAAGCTGCTCGAAGGTGGACGCTATAAAGTGGATATTCGACCGCGTGGGACGGCAGGACGCCGTATTCAGCGGGTGTTTGATAAAAAGGCTGATGCTGTAGCTTTTGAAAAATATGTTATCAGCAACATGCACAACAAAGATTGGCTGGATAAACCAGCAGATCATCGGCGGTTAAGTGAGTTGCTTGCCAGGTGGTGGGATCTAGAAGGGCGCAGTCATAAGTATGGCGAGAAGCGACGCAGTGAGCTTGAGAAGCTAATTAGCGATATGGATAATCCGCGGGCCTCGCAAATGACTAAAGGATTCATAACTGAATATCGGTCGCAACGATTGTTTAAGGGAGTCAAGGCTTCAACGATCAATCGCGAACTTACGACGCTGCGGAGTATGTTTCGAGTGTTGATTGATGCAGAAATTTATCATCACGAAAACCCGTTAAAAGGTTCCCCGGCTTTAAGAGAAGAGAAACCGGAAATGACGTACCTGACGGAGAACGAGATAACTCGCCTTCTTGCCGTGTTGTCAGGCGATGCCCGACGACTGGCTGTATTATGTTTAAGCACTGGCGGGCGTTGGGGGGAATCACAGAACGTGCTGGCGCAAAACGTTATGCATGGGAAAGTTACCTTTACAAAGACAAAAAACGGACGAGCACGGTCTGTGCCGATATCAGATGACGTGATGAAGTATGTCAAAACTAAAAGCACGGGACGGTTGTTTGATGTGAACTATTCCGATTTTCGTACGACACTCAAGTCGATAAAACCAGATTTGCCCAAGGGGCAGGCAACACATGTGCTCAGGCATTCTTTCGCCGCTCATTTTATGATTAACGGTGGGAATATTCTCACGTTAAACAAAATACTAGGGCATGCGAAAATTGAACAAACGATGGCGTATGCGCATTTTTCACCTGACCATTTGAACGATGCGATCTCCCTAAATCCTTTACGTTCGGTCATCCACATTTCATCCACTGATATGGTGGATGCTGGCTAACGCTGACACCCCATAATAGGCATAACAATTTGATTCGTAAATAAAATCAATAATTATCAGTAGTAAAAAACCCCGCATCGACGGGGTTTTTTATGGCATCACTGCATGACTTCGACAGGCAGGTGCTTAACCGGCATAACCAGTCGTCCCTTGATGACATAGCATTCGTTGTCGATCCAGCGGCGGATCTGATCGCTGCTTACGCCTTCCGCCTGCGCGTAGCGGTGAAGATCGCCGTTAAAATGCAGAGTGATGTATTCCATGAGGGTCATTTGCAT